TTCGTCCTTATTTTCCAGCTCTTCAAGACTAACATCAACATCATCAAAAGGTAAATCTTGTATTTCTTTTTCGTAATCAACTCCGCCGCGGATTCCTCTTAAAACACCCTTTTCAAATCGACTTTCCATATCATCAGCTACATCTTCAATATCATCTTCAACTTTTTGACTACTTACTGCTGCATCCAGCTCTTTATCCTCTACATCAGGCCCAATATATATAAAATTATCACCAGGCATGTTCATTATAGCGCGTCTAAGCAGTACAATCGAATTGTCACCAACAAATTTTTTAAGATCTTCGCTTTTTTGTTCTTTACCGTATAGAGCTTCAGTTGCTTCAGGAGCAACTTCTTGAACTGCCTTCGCGAAGGCAGTGGATGATCCCATGTTGGTGGTCTTCTTAATAAATTCTTTCTGTTCATCAGTAATAAAGTCTTGCTCTGCCATAGCTACAAGCCATAACATATTTTTTGCATACGATGCAGCTGGGGATGTACCTTTAGTTTTATGTTGATACATCTTAATAAGATCGTTTAATCCAACCTTTCCGTCTTTTGTCTTGGCAAGCTGTGCAATTGCTTTTTTTGCTGAATCTGCCATTTCCGTAAGAAAATCCGCTCTGTTGATTAAATCATTAAAGCTATTAATATTAGTTATATCAAAGGAACTCATATAATATATTTATACCTATGAAGCTGAATTATAAGGATTTTAATAAAATGACTGATAGGGAGTTGTTCAAACTCCCTGGAGTTGGTAGAACTACAGCTAAACGGATTATTGGTTTTAGACCGTTTAGAAATAATAACGATTTATTCAAGGTTAAGGGGTTGGGTAAGAAGACTTTAAAGCAATTAGGCATTGAAAGAATTAAGAAAAAGCAGAAAAAGTGGTATAATATTGAAGGTGTAGATTACCCGGATTATAGTTTAGCTAAAGATACTAAGTATGGTATTATTGATTTATTTTGGAGAATACCTAAAGAGCGTAGAAAATCAATAGCAGAGCCATCTCTATGGATATTAAGAATGAGAAGGATTAGCGAACGAATAAGAGATGAAGGCCCTGAGGGCCCGTCAAGTCGATATGTGGATAATTCATATATGTGGGAACCAGGTTTCAAATTTCCTTGGGAAGATTGAAAAAATAAAAAAGTTATATAATTATTTTTATGTGTGCGATTTTTGGATCCCCTCATGCAACTATGGTTGAGATACTATATGATGCTAATAAAGAACGTGGTAATTTTGCTAGTAGTATAGTTCAACTAACTGAATATGAGCAGCATGTTATTAAAAAAGAAGGTGATATAGATTTTGAAAAAACTAAGTTAGATAAAAAAAATAACTACTACTTAGGTCATGTACAAGCTCCTACATCTGCTCAAAGAAAATGGCATTACGATACATCACACCCCTTTGAAACTATGTCGTGGATGGTATTTCATAACGGTGTTATAACTAATGAAGAATCAATCAGAAACAGACATCTATCACATGTACTAAATCCTGTTGACTCGGCTTTAATAGTCAATCTTATACAACAGCATATGGAAAGAGACGAATCTAAAAAACCTAACCCTATAAAATATATTAAAAAGGCTTTAGAAGATTTGGAAGGCTCATTTGCTCTATCAATAGTTGATTGCGATACTAATGAGTTATATCTTGCTAGGGTAGGGTCTGCTCTTCACTATAATAATGTTGGCTGTTTTTCAACTATGCCTGGTAATAACTATAAAGAAGTACCTGAGGGTACTATTTTAAGACTTAATAGAAAGACAGGTAAGTTTAATAAAGTTGGTTCCTTTAAATATACATCCCCGTTTTTATTTATATGAGTGATCTATTTATATTCTCTGCTACAAAAGAAAAAAAAGAAGATACTCTACTTTATCAAACTTCAGATTATAGAGATGAAATTTTCTTTAAAGAAAATAATACTGATTCTTTACAAACAATTTACAATAAAGCTATAGACTTTTCTATAAAGGAAAATATACAGTATATAGTTTTAATACATGATGATGTTATTTTAGAAAACTTTTCGCATGAAAAGATTTTAGATAATTTTAAAACGTATGATGTTTTAGGTGTTGCTGGAACAGCTGAAGTTAAACTACAAAAACCAGCTTTATGGCACTTAATGGGTGGCGGTCTAGGTAGTGATAAACTTCATGGAGCTGTAGCACACTTACATGGTAAAGAAAAATTTATGACTAGTTTTGGTCCTTACCCTCATAGAGCTATTTTATTAGATGGGGTATTTCTAGCTATTAAAAGAGAAGTATTTAAAAAAGTAAGATTTGACGAGGACTGTCCTTCTAAATTTCACTTTTATGATTTAGATTATACTATGGCATCTCATAAAGCCGGCTTTCGTAATGGGGTTTCCGATATATACATTACTCATGAATCACCAGGATTAACTAATTTTTCCGATGAGTTTAACGAGGGTCAAGAATGGTTCTTGAATAAATGGAAAAAGTAACTATACTACTGTTGTGAGTAAATTAGACTTAGATTATTTCGAAAATATTCTAATTTTTAAGTCTCTAACTGATAGTGGGTATCTTGCAAGTATCGCTGATATAGTTCAGCCGGCTTATTTTAAGAATAAAGCTATAGCTGAAGTTTTTACTATTATCAAAGACTTTAATGAGAAGCGGAATAAACTACCTACTACAACTGAGCTAAAGTCTTATTTAGTTACTGATGATCAAAAAGAATCTTTCAAGAATCTAGTAACTTCCTTTTCTGATATAGATAAAAATTTAGATAAAGATGAACTATATGATAATACCGAGCAGTTCTTAAAAGAGAAAGCAGTTTATCATACTATGCTTGAAGTAGCTGAAGATGTTGCTAAAGGTAAAGTAGATACCTCTATAGTTTTAGATAAATTTGAAAAATCTTGTAATATAAACTTAGTAACAGATCTTGGATTAGATATTCATGAAAATATAGATCTTGTTATTAATGATATAAATTCCGTAGAAAGACATATTCCTAGTAACTGGGAGTGGTTAGATAGTAATCTTGATGGTGGGTTTTTAGAAGCTGGTAAATCTTTATATGTATTTGCTGGTGAAACTAATATTGGTAAGTCTATATTTTTAGGTAATATCGCTCGTAATATTGCAGGTCAGGGTAAAAATGTTTTATTAGTAACTCTAGAAATGTCGGAGTTACTTTATGCGCGGCGTATATGTACTAATATATCTAAGATACCTATTAGAGAAATGAATACTAATACTGCTCTACTTAAGCAAGCAGTAGAAGAAGAACCTGGAAAGATTTTTATTAAAGAGTTTCCCCCTTCAACTATAACAGCTAATCAACTTAAAGCATTTGTAAAGAAGTTCTCTGAAAAGGGTATAAAACTTGATGCTATAGTGTTAGATTATCTTAACTTAATGCATTCTTCTATAGGTAATAATTCATATGAAAGAATAAAGCATGTAACAGAGCAAGTAAGAGCAATGAGCTATCTCTTTGAATGTCCTATTATATCAGCAACGCAGCTTAATAGAGCTGGGTTTGACCAAGACAATCCAGATCTTGCTACTATTTCCGAATCGATTGGTCTAGCAGCTACTGCTGATGTAATTGCTTCTATATATCAAAATGAGGAAGATAGAGAGTTGGGTATTATTCGTTTAGGTATGATGAAAAATCGCTATGGTCCTCGAGGTACTACTCAAGCTATGAGAATCGACTATTCTACTCTTACTATTGAGCAAGCAGATGATATAGAATTAGAAGACGATAGTAGTGAAACGCTAGGTGCTTTAGCAGCTCTTGCAAATTCTTAAAAGGAACTAAATAGTCAAAGTGAATATCCTAATATATACGGATAATGATTTAGATGGTGCTGGTTCTGCTTTATTGTTAAAATGGTACTTTAAACAAGCTAAAGATATTGTAGTAGTCGAAACAGGTGAATCTATTCTAGCTTCTAATTTTAAAAGTAGAGAGAATACTCACGATCATTTCGATAAAATTTTTATCTTAGATCTTGCTTTGACTAAAGATATCATACCTTACATAGATAAAGAAAAAGTAGTAGTTATAGACCATCACGCTGATCACTATGATTTAAAAGAATATTATAAGAATGCTAAAGCTATTATTATACCAGGTTCTTCATGTGTAGAACTAATTAGTAAGATATTTAGTAAAAAACTTAATCTGACTGAAGCTCAACAGACTTTAATAGATCATATTGATAGTTATGATAGCTTCAACTTCAAATGTAAAGAGCCTCTTAAACTAAACGCCATTTTTAATTGTTATAACAGACCTAAGGTTGAAAAGTTTATAGAAGCCTTCTATGATGGGTTTAGAGAGTATACTTTATTTGAAAAAAACTCTATAAATCTCCACTTTAAAAAATTAAAAGAGCAAATTAACCAGGCTGAAATATACAAAGGTAAAATTAAAGATTATGATGTTGTAGCTACTTTTGCTGATTACGCTATTAATGAAGTAGCGCGTTATTTTATAAACAAACATAAAGCTGAAATAGGCATAGTAGTAAATAAGAAAGCAAAGGTAGTTTCTTTTAGACGGGCTAAACAATCAAAAATAGATGTAAGCATACTTGCAAAAACTTTATGTGATGGAGGAGGGTCAGTAGCTGCAGCTGGAGGTAAGTTAACAGAAAAATTTGGAGAATTAACAAAACAATTTAAACTATGCTAAAACCAGGAGGAGAACCAGGCCCATTTCATACCATACAGGGTAAAGAAACTGAACATTTATTATTATGTTTTTGTACTTTTTGTTCGCTACTTAAAGGAAAAAAGCTATCATATCAAAATATATTTCTTCTCTTGCTTAAAGAGAAAAGATTAAGAGATTTATTTAAAGACCTTTTAACAGTTGATACTAATTATGAAATGGTTAAAATGTTTATAGATTTTGACCCCTTAATTACTAAGTCTAAATACGTTACAAAATTCCTTAATAATAATAAAAATTTAAAACTATGATTACTGAAAAAGAGAAGCTAATTTACAACAGTTATTTGTATGCTTCTCGATCAGTAAAAAATAAGCCAGTAAAATTTAGACAAAATTTTGATAAGCTTGATAGTAGATCAGAAGTAGCATTAAAAAAACTATCTATTTTTTTATCTAAGTATAATCATATAAACTATAACGATTATTTTATATCACCATACAAAGTATATGGAGTAGATAACTATTTCGATTTACAGTTCTTTAATACTAGAAAAGCTTTAAAATGTTATTCTTTATATTGTAAAGAAAAAGAATTACAAAATCCCGATAGTGAGGATAGTATCGACACGTTAAAGGATTGCTTAAAATTTATTTTTGATTATTGTTGTAAACATAAAATAACTTTAGAGCAATATAAGTCATCAACTAATACCGAAGGATCAGTTCCTAAAATCTTCAAACATCTTAAAGATCATAAAATAAATTTTTATACTCTACATTCTCTTAATATAGAAAAACTTATTGAAGAGCAAGATAAGGAAATTATCAATTGGATAATAAAGGATTTCACAACCCTCTATAACGGAACACGTGTAAAATTTATTACTTCTAAAATCTTAAAAGAGAAAGCTAGAAAAGGAATTAAAATAATAGAAGAACAGTTGAATAATAAATTTTCGTAGTTATTATAAAGATATATGAGTGCATTTAATTCATCAATGTTTCAATCAATAAAAGACGCTCTTGTAAGCGATACACAAAAAAGTAATACTAGTTATAACGAAATCATGTCTTGCCGTCCCGGTAATACATATACGGTAAGGCTCTTGCCTTATGGTCCCGATCCCGCTAAAACCTTCTTCCATTATTATAATCATGGATGGACGTCATTTGCGACTGGTCAGTATGTTCAAGCTCTCAGTCCTCAAACCTTTGGGGAAAGAGATCCAATTGCTGAAGAACGATATAAGGTTTTAAGAACCGGAAATCAAGAAGAGAAGGAAAAGATGCAAGCTGTAAAACGCTTGGAAAAATGGCTTGTTAATGTTTATGTTATTGACGATCCTACTAATCCTGATAATAACGGTAAAGTAAAAATGCTTAGATATGGTAAGCAGCTTCATAAAATTGTTACCGAAGCTATTGAAGGTGAGGATGCTGAAGAGTTTGGTCCTCGTATCTTTGATTTAGGTCCTGATGGAGCAAGTTTAAAAATTAAAGTTGAAGATCAAGGCGGTTATCCTACTTATGTATCTTCTAGATTTACTACTGTCGGTGCTTTAGAATTATCTGAAGATGAGCAAAAAGATATTTATGATAATGTTTTTAAGCTTGATGAGGTTTTTACCCTTAAGTCTACTGATGACTTAAAAGCTATGCTTAATGAGCATTACTATTGTAGAACTGAGGAAGATGCTGCTGAAGTAGTTAATACGCAATCTGTAACTAATGTAGTAGCTGAGCCTGCTACAGCTTCTGTTAGTACTACTACAGAAGAGACTACTACAGAAGATGATATTGACGAACTCTTAAAAGATCTTTAAAATGACTGAAGAGGAAAAAGCTTTAATTATGAATTTTGTGGGTCAGACCTATGGTCAATCTCATAAAAACGATCAAATGATAGTTGGTCAATCAAATAGTTTAACTCCACAATCAGAATTAGTAAAACGACAGTTTGAAAGTATAGCTAGAGCTCCTACTCAGCAACAACAAGTACAAACACCACCGATCGCTCCTCAAGAGCCACAGCCGCAACCAGTACAAGAAGCACCGCCTGTCTCTTATGAGCAAGCAGTTAGAGAATTACAAGAAGCGGAACCGGTTCCTATTGTAGAAGAGCAAAACGGCAATCAACTTGAATTCAATTTAAAAGACCCTGAAAAAATTGATATGCTTATTGATGCTATCAAGAGTAACGGGTTGCTATTAAAAGAAATTATATTACTCTTAGAAAAGAATGGAAGAAGAAAGAAGCCTTCAGATAAAAAACCGGGATGAATTTTTAAAATACTTAGACTCTTTATCAAAGATAAATGAAAGTGCTATTCTAACTATTAAAAAGGATAAAATAGAAAGTTTAGTAGCAAGTCCCGATAATACTCTTATTTTATATTCCGAATTTAACTCTAAATCTGATTTTGAAGATAGTATTAATATCCCAGATCTTAAAAAACTATCTAGAGTTATAGATACTATTCCTAGTAGTGATATTGAGTTTAAAGTTAACTCTAATAATTTAGAATATAAAGGAAACGGTATTAAATTTAAGTATCACTTGTTCGAAGAAGGATTCCTAACTAAGCCTAATCTTAATTTAGATAAAATTAATTCTTTTGAGTTTGATATAAAGTTTAGTTTAGATAAAACTCTCTTAAATCAGATTTTTAAAGGTAGTACTTTTGCGTCTGAGACTAATAAAATATATTTTTATACTGAAGATGGTCAATTAATGGCTGAACTTACAGATAGAGCAAGGCATAATACTGATAACTTTACTTTAACATTGCAGCCAGCTAAGTTTGATTTAAAGCCTACTCCTGTAAACTTTGATAATATAAGACTTCTTACTAATATAAGTAATAATTTTGCTGTTAAGATTAATACTCAATTTGGTGTTGTAGTATTTGATAATTCACTAAACAATATTAAATTAAAGTATATTATATCTTCCCTAACGCAATGAACAAACAAACAAAAAATAAACTACAGACAGCTAGTTATTTTATTAAACGTCTTAAAGACTCAGGCTTTGAAACTTGGAAAATTTACAATGGTTATGATGAACAAGACCCTAGAAAATGGACAGTTTTAGTAGACCCCGGAGGAAAATCAGTTTTTATTACCTGTTTTGAGAATACTCCGTTCAAAGGAGAGTATTTATTTTCATTTGACGACGGTAATAGGGATTTTAGACCGGGATTTAGCTTGAAAACATTTTCTATTGAGGTTGTAGTAAGAAAACTACTCGAAAACGGTGTTAAACAACGAGAAGAAAAGGTAGATATTAATAAATAATGTTATGGATGAAGAAGACCCACGTGATAAAGAGTTAAGAGAGCTTATTGAAGAGGCTCTTAAGCTTAACGTAGGGACAAGAAAGAAGATCAAAGGGCAAAGAGATTTAGCTGATAGAGTTGTAGCTATTTTACAAGAATACCTAGACAGTTTTATATTACTGGCATATGATATAGAGGGTAACCCGGTTCAAATTAAAGCAGCTAAATCTCCACAACAAAATGAAGCTCTAAACTCCATACTACTTAAATATTTTTCTTCTGAAGTAGGAAAAATGTAATGTTTCGTAAAAAAGTTCTAAAAAGAGACGTATATGCATGTAAAACCGGTGATTATGCTGGCCAAATGTTTATAATTATAAGTGAATCTAAAGATTTTATAGAATGTTTAAGTATTCCGGAAGTAAAAAACGTTAAAATACCGTTAGAATCCTTTGATTCTGGAAGGAACTCTGGTATAATAGAATATGTAGAAACTATACCTAAGTCTATCTTTAAGGTTAGTAAGGCTCAATACGAAAAAAATGAAAACTCTAATAATTGATGGTAATAATCTTGTTCACCGTACTTTTCATACTGCTAATTTACAGAAAAAGCGATACGAAAATGTAGAAGTTAAAGGTCTTCATATATTTTTTACAATTAATGCTATATATTCTTATGTTAAAAAGTTTCTACCTGAAAAAACTTTAATAGTCTGGGATGAAAAGATAGATTACCAAAAAAATAAAAGAAAAGAACTATCGTCTGAGTATAAAGGTAATAGAACTAGTGATAATACGCCTCATCAAAACAATGAAGATATTAAACTTCTATGCAAAACTTTAGGTATACCATCTATATTTCCTAGAGAACTAGAAGCTGATGATATTATTGCTTATATTTGTAAAGAAACTCCCGGTAAAAAGATTATCGTATCTGTAGATAGAGATTTTCTTCAACTTATTGATAAAGATACATTGTTATTCGATCCTATTAGAAAAAAATATTTTGAATT